CAATATAATTATTCAAAATTATATTCTGTAATTTTTCTTTTGATTGGTAAAATGATAATTTCATTTATATCTACAACATCATAATATTCTACCCATAAACCATTTGGAGGAAAATTTGAATCTTTCGCACATATTTGTCCACATATTTTAGACATTTCAGTTATTTCTTTCAATTCATGATATTGCTCCAAACATTCTAAAATTTTTTGTTTACATGTTTCCAAATCATAATAAACACGTTTTATACCCAAATAATCAATCCAATTTGTGAAATGTGTCTTAAATTGAATTTCTGGCTCCAACGGTAGTTTGTTATTTATCATACATAGTTCTTTATATTCTTCTTTATTTGATATTTGATATTGTTGAATAATTTTCTTAGCTTTTTCATAAGTAGTTGTCAATATGGTTCGTTTAGTTGTTTTTAATCTTAATTTTTGTGTTAATTCTTCATCATATTCACCAAATTCTTCAATCATTTGCTTGTCATTTGTTTGTGATTCATCTAAATCTTTTTCTAACAAGACTGAAATTTTAGATACTGTTATTTTTTGAGATATTAACTCATCTTCAAGACCCATTTGATAGATAATGTCGCATACTTTATCTAAATCATAATTTTTTACTCCATCAGATATCCATTCATCTTTGTTAATAATTGGTAGTATAATTTTCATGATTTTATTAGGTTCTGATATGTTTTTACGACATGCTCGTAACGCAGATTGAACAATTCTAATATTAGATGACATATTTTCACCAAATACAACACCATCAAGTAATGGCAAGTCCCAACCCTCACCAAGACAATATACACATGTCATAATCCCATATTTACTTTTTTCAAATTTATTTAAGACATTCTTTTGTATTTGTTTTTTCATCTCACTATTATATATTGAAAAAAATAAACCAGGTAATTTAAAATAACCTTCATCAAGAATAAGCTGTATATATTCACATAATTTAGTCGCATTCTCAATATTATTCGCATATATCAATAAATGATGTGAATGTCCTTCTGCTATACTTTTTAGGCTTGAATATGCACTTAGGAACAATCTTTTGTCATTTTCTGTAAAAATCTGTAAACCAACAAGTTGTTCTTCTAATTTTTCTGAATCGGTAACAATTGTTTGAATAATGTAATCACAAATAATCTGATTAGTAATTGCCCATAATAAAGTTCTTTTATCTATAATGTTGCCAAAATATTCCTGGTTATCATTTGAAATAACAATATCTTCGTCTGGTTTGTTTGTTTGATTTTCTAATATTTTTAGAGTAGCTGTTAATGATAATTGTTTTTTTGCACTAATCTTTAACATTTCGATATATTGTTTTGTTTCAAGATTTAGATCCATGTTTACGGAAGTTAAATGATGAACTTCATCATTAATCTTTATATCAAATGTAAACTGCAAGTTATCTGTAGCTTGTTTAACTTTATAACATGACGCGTAAGTTGTAATAATCACGAGTTTTTGTTTGTATATGGTTTTTTGTTCATCTTTATATTTTGTAATCAAATTTTCAATATCTGATACATTTTTACTTTTATCAACACATAATATATTTTGTGTGTTAAATAAATCTTTGGTTTTATTTAAAAATTGTCCTAATAATAATCTATTGGGTACTCCTATAATGATAGAACCATCGATTGATATAGATTTTTCTGCAATCCATAATGATATTAATGTTTTACCTACTCCACATGGTAAACATAACATACCTTTATTATGTTCTGAAAAATATTGACATGCTTTGTTTATGATATTTTCTTGATAATCTCTTTTATTGTATTTATTTCTTTGTGTAGCCAATCTTAATAATTCATCTTTCAATCGTTTTAGTATTATTTTTTTACGATTTGGTTTTACTAATTCGTTTATTTGTTCTGTTGACAATTTTTTATATTCAATTGATAAGCTTGATAAATATGGATCGATCATGTTTATAACAATTTTATCATAATATTCAATTCCAGCATCAATCTTGATATTATATTTATTAAATTGATAATGTAATAAATTTTCAATACAATTTGTATGTTTTTTTGGAACTACCCAAACATCTGAAAAAATACCTCGTTTAATTTCACCGGTTGCATACTGAATATCTCTTTCAGGAATATTTGTTGTTTTTCCTAATTTACATGCATTGTATGGAAGATATGATTCATGTTGACGAATATATATATATCCAAATTCTGTGTTTGTTTGTAAACTCATCAGTATAGTGTTAATTAAAATTATTGAAAATTAAATCAATTTTAAATAAAATGTTTTTCATTATAATAAAATGAAAAAGTCAAGACGCAAACCATCCAAACGTTCTAGACGTCCTAAACATTCCAGACGTTCTACCAAACGTTCTCCCAAACGTTCTCCCAAACGTTCTCCCAGACGTTCCAAACGTTCTTCCAGACGTTCTTCCAGACGTTCTTCCAGACGTTCTTCCAGACGTGCAAGATCAGGTAAGAGAAGTAAATATAATAAAAGATTTTTAGCTGATCTTGCAAAAGCACGTCGTGGTAAAGGTCCATTAGCTTCCAGATCACCAAATCTATCCAAAACAACAAAATCAGGACCAACAAAACTTTATGATCCTGAGCTAAAAATTTGGTTCAAAAGATCTAAGAAAAACTAACCGACCATTTCAGGGGTAAATTCTATTTCATATTTTTTAAGTTCATTCCATAGTTTTCTTGTTTTGGTGGAAGTTTTTTTGTTAGGATTAGCTCTAAGAGAGTATTCACAGTTACGTCCTTTAATATTATCAGGTGTGATTTCATCAAGTTTTCGTTTGGTACCATGAGAATATCCACCATATTGTGGTAATAATTTATATAGATCTTCGGAAGGTATGTACAAAACATGAGCTTTTCCAAGATCTTCATCAAATAAATTATAACCAACAAATAAATAGTAATCAATGTCATGATCAGGTCGTATTTGGACTATATTAAATTGACCGTCTTTAGAACCAAGAGAAACTTTAATTTCAATATTTTTATTATTTTTATTTCCATCACCGGAAATTTCATTAATTTTGTTATCAATTTTTAGTTGTTTTTTAATAAATTGTTCCATTTCTGTAGCCCATTCTTGAGCACTCATGTAATATTTACATAAAATACATTTATTTAAAAGGTTATTTTCAGTTCTACACATATCTTTATATTCGGTTTTATTTCTTAATCGTTTTACGATATCTTGTAATTTATTAACAGGATGTGATTCAGAAACGGATTCATGATATGATTTCATATATTTATTATTTAGTTTATTAATATTATTATGTTTAAATAAATTATGTAAAAATTTTGTATATGATAATTTTAAAATATTTGATGAATTTACATCAAATATTTTATCTTTTAAACAAATTAATTTTTTACTAAATGTTTTTTATTACGTTTTTTTCTATCTCGCCACCAAGCAGGATCTAAACTATAAAAAACATAACTATCCCAATATGTTAAATGACGCATATTAAATGGAATAATTTTAGCAGGCATTTTGCCAAAAAATTTTTTAATAATTAAATTTGCTTTAGTCATCTTGTTAATTTAAACATCTCAAATCTTTAAATAAAACATGGAACGACCATCTTGGGATGAATATTTTAAAGAAATAACACAAACTATATCAAAACGTTCACCTTGTGAACGACTTCATGTAGGTTGTAGTCTTGTAATTAATAATAGAATTGTAAGTGTTGGTTATAATGGATTTTTACCAGGTTGTCCTCATGATTCAATTATTAGAGATGGTCATGAACAGGCAACTATTCATGCTGAACAAAATGCTTTAATGGATTGCGCTAAAAGAGGAGTTAGTTGTGAAGGAGCGATTGCTTATGTTACTCATTATCCATGTATAATATGTACCAGATTATTGTTAGCTGCTGATATAAAAGAAATAAAATATTTTGATGATTATAAGAATGATCCATTGGTAGAACAATTTTGTACAATGAAATGTGTACCAATTAAGAAAATTTAAACAAAAATGAAAATAATTTATATAAATATATCAACTAACATTAATATAATATGTCAAATAATTTAATCACAAAACAATCCATCAAAAATAAGAAAAAACATGAAAAAAGACGAAATAAAAAACAGAATAGACAGTGTTTTATTCTGTTTTTACCAGTTGATCTTTTAAACATAATTTTAAACATAACATACTATTATATTTTTCCAACTTTTACATGTATAAAAAAAATCATTAATTTAAAAATAGTTTGTAAATATTTCCATGAAATTATTCCAAATATTGTGATATATAATGATTATAACATATTATTAAAATTTTTAAAAAACCCTTTTACCACAAGTTTAAGATCTCGTTGTTATTTTGGCCATTCACGAACTTTAGATATATTTATCAAACATAAAGTTCTTGATTGTTGTGATAATTATTTAAATAATTATCAAAAAATCCATAAATGTCATAAATTTAAATATTATAAACACAAAAGTGAATTTATACATAGAATTTTAGAAGATACAAAAAATATTATGTTATCACATGATTTTTTTATTCCATTATATGATCAAACAAAGACAACTATCCATGACATTTGTATTTTTGAAAAATATATCATTAATACTATTAATAATCGTATTAATAAATTTAATAGTGCTATTTTAAATATATAATCAATATTAGTTTACCTTAATGATAACAAAAAAGAACTAATTTCATCATACTCTAAAATAGTTATAATTTGTCTGAAATCATGAACAGAATCTTCTTCTATGATATTGGTAAGTTCTTCAAATATTCGAATTAAAGTAATGGTTCTGTCATCATGTAAAGGATTTTTATACACCATATTTGGTTTATTATGTGAATTAAAATAATTAGTATGTAACCACTTATTATAATGCCAACTAAATGATCTTGAAAATGAACCATCTCGTAATTTTTTAACAGAGGTCCAATTTGATAGTCCTATATTAAAAGCATTAAATAATACATTATAATATTTTTTTTCATACATTGTCCATTCTTTATATTCGGTTTCTGTATGAATAACCTGATTAGAAAGTTGATGCTTTAATTCAATCAATACTTCATTAAATTTATTCATATAAACATATTTCTGAACAAGTTCAAAAATTTCAATTGGTAAAAGATCTAAATAACTAGTAAAATGTAATGACATTATATATAATTATATAATATCATTAAATAATTTTAAAAAGTATTATTTAATCAATATATGTATCATATTTTATTAACTCTTGCTTATCAAGAAAAAGCAACAACAGAAATTAA